AAGTAGTTGACAATATACCCTTATAATGATATACATTTAATAGGTGGCTTCCCTAACGGCCCCACCGCATAGCAAGAAACATGACCTATGCCCCGAACAAATTAAGACTCGGCCTCTTAACAGACTTCCCGATTCGACATTTAACTCGGCTTCCATTGGAAATGTACATTAACGGGCGCAAGCCTAAATTTTCAATTCAATATGGAGGCTTAAATGTCTACCTCGATTAATAATGCGTTTATAACGCAATACGAACGTGATGTTCACGACGTATACCAACGACATGGTTCGCAGTTAAAACCTACCGTTCGGTATAAGACGGACGTTGTCGGTTCTGTAGCTACGTTCCAAAAGATCGGAACCGGTGTTGCAACCACTAAAGCCCGTCACGGTACTATCACGCCGATGAATCAAACTCATACGGCCATCTCAACCACACTGGCAGATTTTTATGCTGGCGACTGGGTTGATAAACTGGACGAAGCTAAAACCAACATCGACGAGCGTCAAGCCATTGCTCGTGGTGGTGCTATGGCTCTTGGCCGAAAAGTGGATAGCCAGATTTTTACAACTTTGGATACCACAAGTCAAACAACAGTAACTTTGACAGTTACTACTATTGGACAAGCTCGTAGAGGATTGTTGGATATGGTAGAAGCTCTTATCTCCAACGATGCTTACGAACCCGGTAATATGTACGGAGTTATGTCTCCGCATATGTGGGCTGTTGCTTCAACCATTCAGGAATTTGCTAGTTCCGATTATGTCGGCCCGGGCAATCTTCCGTTTGAAGAAGGCGCTCCTGTCGGGATGTTTAAAAGATGGGCGCAAGTTCTTTGGACTGTCCATTCAGGCGTTCCGAATGTTGGAACAGCAACTTCCAAGATTTTTGTTTGGAATAAATCTGCAATCGGGTATGCTGCCGGTAAAACGCCAGCCAACCTTGCCGGTACTATGTCTGGAGAAACCTCTATAGGTGCAGATATTACTTGGCACGGTGACCGTGCTGCACATTTTGTTAACCATGCGATGTCTGGCAACTCCGTTATGATTGATGACGGCGGTGTTATTGAGGGAAATCTCAATGATACAGCAGCTATCCCAGTTTCTTAAAGGAGGCTAGACTATGGCTTATTCAGCAGGAAATCTATATAACCTCGGTACCGGGTATCCCGGTAACGCTCAATATACTTATAAGTCTGACACGGACACTCGTGAAACTGTCATGGCTTCTGGGTATTTTAATAACACGGACGATAATCTCAACCTTACCGCCGACGACACGATTTTTGTTGTAGGCGATCAAGGCGGGTATACTCTCCGAGTTGATACTGTTTCATCTGGTACTGTTACCACGGAATTGGGAACTACCCCAATTTATATTTCGACTCATATGCTGGCGATTTCTACAACCACCAGTGCCTTTTTGGTATCTCCGTGTGACGGAGTCATTAGTCGAATGTGGACAGTTATCCACGGTGCTTGTCAAGCCGATACTGTTATGGGAATGGAAATTGGGGGAACCAACGTCACCGACGGCGGTTCTGCTACTATTCTCACTATCACCGCTTCCGGCTCTGCTGCTGGAAATGTTGATACGGGTACAGCCGATGCTGCTAACGCCGTTACTGAAGGGGCTGCTATTGAAGTCACTTGTGACGGGGCAGGAAGTACGGCATCTGAGGCAACGTGTATCGTCGAGATTTTACCAGCGTAACGTGATCGGGGGGTTTATACCCCCCGGTTTTTTATAACCTTTATTGAGGAATAGTTATGGCTTTTGTTACGGCGGACTTGGTCAATATGGGTACGTTTAACGGGTTTAATCTTTGGCGTTACGATACTCTAGAAGCTTCAACGGCTGTTGATGCTGCGGGGTATTTTAATAACAACGATGATGACCAGAACTTTCAAGTTGGGGATATCATATTTACCGTAGATTGGGCAACTGCCATTCGCACTGGTACGATCTCGGGAATGGGACTACACATTGTTAATGCTGTTAGTTCGGGTGCGGTTGATATTACCGATAATGTTCTGAATGCTTCGTTTGCGGACTCTGACTAATTATTAACCCACGGGGGCAACCTCGTGGGTTATTTAATATGTTTTTGTATAAACTAAATCAGGAGAACCTATGTCTAAGGTAAAGGCGAAACACAACAAGCTAAATAAACCGGAAGATGGTAATTTTGGCAAGATGTGGAACTATATTTGCGATCAGCATGACGTAAAAGAATGTTACCAAGAAGGATTTTTTGATCCTCTCGCTGGCAACTTAATGGCTGGAGATACAATCCGAATATTAGAAGTAAGAGATAAACGAATTTTTTCAATGGCGGACGGCATTGTTCTAGAAGTTATCCACACAAACAGGCTAGACAAAGTTGAATTTTTTCCTCTCTCATCAAAAGTATTAAAGTTTCCGGTTAGAAATTTTAAAGAGCCGGCTAAAGAATATGAAGCGCCTACTGAGTATATACAAGGTACGGGCGCTGTTGAGTATAACCCCGGTAAAAAAACTTATAATATTCTGTGCGAAGGAAAGATAATTTCCGAATGCGTTAATAAAGAACGTGCCCACGCCATTGCAAGAGGGGATTTTCCGATACCGGTATATAATTAGGAGTTCTAAATGGCTAGTGAAACCAGTATCGCCAATGTTGCTTTAAGGCTCGTCGGTGGAACTCGTATAACATCGCTTTCTCAAGGCACCCCAAACGCAAACGCAGTATCTGACATATATAACGAAGTCCGAGATAATTTACTAGCCTTCCCGTGGAATTTTGCTACAAAACGAGTTGAGTTAGCTAAATCAGCTACCGCACCTTCATTTGGTTTCGATAATGCATTTGCTCATCCTTCCGACTGGATATACACCATATCTGTTCACGATAATGACGGCGGGTACGGTACACTTGATTACCGGCATGAACAAGTAGCCGGACAAAATGTTATAACGACGGATGTTTCTCAAGTCTTTATGACGTACACCTACAAAGAGACTGACCCAAATTTAATGCCGGCGTCGTTTCGAGTAGCCCTCTCTTCTGCGTTAGCTAGAGATTTAGCTATTACAATCGCAAATTCAAATGTCCTTGAAGACCAATTATCTAAAAGGGCTGACCGTGATCTAGGACGGGCTAAATCTATAGACGCCGTTGATTCCTTTCCTGAACCTCGCCCCCGTGGCTCATGGGCGAACTCTCGTAATGGTTGGGTCTAATGCCAAAAGTCCATCCTTTTACTCCTTCGATGAACACCGGGGAGCTATCCCCGAGACTTTCCGCTCGAGTTGATTTTAATAAATACCCCAGTGGTGTAGAAACTTTAGAGAATTTTGTAGCGCTACCAGAAGGGGGGATAGCTCGTAGAGCCGGAACTCGATATGTAGCAGCCACAAAAACTGGTGCGACTGTTAAATCTCGACTGAAGAAATTCGAGTTTTCTACAACTCAGAATTATATTATCGAGATGGGGGAATATTATTTTCGATTTTACCGAGATCAAGGACAGATTACTGTCCCGAATATAACGGCTTCTATTACAAACGGGACTTTCCCTTCGGGTATTAGTAGTTGGACTGATAGATCAGGCAGTGGTTCGTCAATTTCCCACGATAGTACAAACGACCGATTAAATCTTATATCTAACGGGTCAACTAACGGACACGCTGAACAGGTGGTTACTAACTCGTCTGCTATTGAACACGTTTTGCAGTTTCAAGTTATAGGAGCGCCGGGAGATTTTGCATTACTTCGAATAGGAACAGCCTCCACGGGTACTCAGATAGTTAACGACTTTGTAGCGGAGGTTGGATATCACTGCTATTCTTTTACGGCAACAGCAGCTAACTTCTATGTACAGTTTTTAAACCAACAAGCCAAAACCGTTCAGATAGATAATGTGGCTTTGTTAGATGATGCGCCTGTAGAAGTCGCTACGCCTTATGCAGCATCTCATCTTTATGAAATAGAAGGGCCACAATCTGCGGACATATTATATATGTTCCACGAATCCTATCCTACTTATCGACTGGAACGACGAGGACATACAACGTGGTCACTTATAGAAGTCCCGTGGCAAGACGGCCCGTGGCTTCCTGAAAATACCACAACTACTACGTTTACCTGTAATGCAGCCTCCGGTCTTGGGAAAACTTTAACCGCCTCTTCAGTTAATGGAGTTAACGGCGGAACGGGTTTTACTACGGCGGATATTGGGCGGTCTTTTAGACTTACAGATGAGGGCACTATAAATTGGGGGTGGGGTGTCATTACCGGCGTTACCAATACAACAACAGCGACTGTAGATATAGAGCGCACTGTTACAGTGACTACAGCAGAAACTAAATGGCGTCTTGGCGCTTGGTCTGGTGTAACAGGGTATCCATCTACCGGAGCCTTTTTTGAACAGAGACTCTACGCAGCCGGAAACACGGATCAGCCCCAAACCTTCTGGGCTTCACAAACAGGGGATTTTGAAAATCATTCACCTGACAGTGACCCAACAGCAGGGACTTACGATGGTACGGTTCACGATGACGATGCGCTAGACTTTACGATCAGTGCAGATAATGTTAATGCTATTCGCTGGATGTCCGCTGGAGAGGATACACTTTCTATCGGGACAACGGGCGGAGAGTGGATTCCATCATCTACTGGGTCAGTTATAACACCGTCGGACGTAACGGTAAGACGGCAGACTACTCATGGATCAGCCCAGATAGCGCCGTTGCGAGTTGGTAACATCGTTTTATTTACTCAACGAGCAAAAAGAAAAATCCGAGAGTTTGGGTTTACTTTTGAGACAGACGGGTATCAAGCGTTTGACATGACTCGACTAGCTCAACATATTACACAAAGTAATATTGTTGAGATGGATCATGCGGAAGAGCCGGATTCTCAAGTTTGGGTTGTTAGAGGTGACGGTCAATTACCAGCTATGACATTTCGCCGACAGGAAGATGTTGTCGGGTGGACTCGTCATATTTTGGGCGGTCGGTATGGCGAAGCTACTATTACAGTTTCCGATTACGCCAATATTGCCGTTGGAACTACGATCACGTTAACTAAATCGGACGGGACGACAGTAGTCTTTACTTCTGAAGCCAGTGGGGCTTCTGCCCCAAGTGAAACTTTAGGGTTTCGACCTTATACGTCCAACAATACGACAGCAGATAACATTTATACAGCTATTAACGCTCACGCTGATTTCACGGTAGCGAACCCCGCAGCAGCAATTGTCACTGTTACAGAAACGGCACACGGGGCTTCCGGGTTTTTAACTATAGTTACGTCTGATACTACTAGACTCGCAACGACTGACGAAGGTCATTCTGTTGTAGAAAGTGTTGCCGTTATCCCCGGCACCGATGGAAGCGGACAAGTCCACGACTCAACATCCAGAGATGAA